TCAGGGGGCGTAGCCGAATACGGCTACGGTGTGCGCAGGTTTGCGCCGGTTGACCATGCATTCCAGTTGGGTGTTTCCCCACGATGCAAGCGGTGTATCGCACGGTGACTCACAGGTTGCGTAGTTCACTACCGTGCTCACGGGGACGTTCAAACGCCAGACGCCAATGAACTCGGGTCCATTGACGGAGCCGTCACAGGGGTCTGCGCACGTCATGGGCCCATACTCTGTGATCGTGCAACCTGCATAGCCAAAGCCCAAGGCCTGTGCAATGAAGAATGAACGCGATAAATTTCCACGTCCGGCAACCCGGTCCATCAGATTGGCGCGCCGCGCTGCCTCGGTCGCTCCTACGCCACCAATACATGCGTCGGGAAGCCCGTAATTGCGTTCCCAATCACCCAACATCTGCGCGGTTGTGTCCGGCTGCTGCTCCCTAGCCAGAAAGTCTGCCAAGGTGATCGCGTAGTCCAAAACGGTTGCCGCAGACGTCGCCTCCGCACGAACATTGGGCGCGGCTCGGTCATATGCCACTGGTGGCAGACATTCAAGTAGTGCGTCGCGGGTGTTCATGATGGTGGTTGGTGGTGTCAGCTCAGAGTCAATGCACCCTGAGTAATCAACTCAAGTGCAACGGAGCTGACGGAGGATGTCACGTTGGCAGCAGGTAGGGCTAGAGTGACATCGGTCACACCCGGCACATTCATGATGGCCGTGACCAGCTGGTTGCGAAACAAGGTTCCACCAGGTACGAGTCCAGAAAACACCGCTGCGACTGCCGCTTGAATGGACGCCGTGATGCCCGCCAAAGTGTAGCCAGATGCCACGACCAGGGTTGCCGTGACTGCAGTAGCCAGAGGTGTGGGTGCCAGGGCCATGACTCCATAGCCTGGGAGCATTCCAACGGGACGATTGGTATCCAGCACAGCTTGCACCGAGGCCAAGAGAGGTGCGCCTGGCAGCCCAGATACAGGCATTGGAACGACATCCACGGTGCCCGCACCACGCCGAGCAGGAAACACATAGCAGCGTTTCACACCAGGGACTGACAGAGCCCAGCGCTGATAGTCCACAGCGTTGCCGCCTTGAGCCAACTCACTGAGCTCAAGCAACAGTCTGGACAGCAGGTCGACATCATCCTCAACATCCGCGCCACCTGTCATAGAGAGGATGGTTGCCGTCCCGGCCAATGCACCTGGCGAGCTGACCGTCGCAGGCGTGTTGGCCGTCTGATTGCCTGCAGCACCAGCCACGACGGCAGCAGCAGCCACGTCCACAGTGCCGCCAGCGCCTATTACGCCTGCAGCCGTAGTGACGAAGGCGACACCTTGCGCATTGGTGAATTGCTGGCTCAAGGGGACAGGGGTTCCCACAACACCGCCGAAACGTCCAGTTCCAGCGGCTGCAGCCGCAGCTTTACGGAACACGCCGCGCTGGTTCGCCATGCGCTCCATGTAGTCACTGTCGGCGAGATCAGGAAATGCCTGACGCGATACCCACGCCTGGTGGCTGTAAATGCCCTCGGCCACGGCCGCGATCGCGCTGGCCCGCACAAAGTGGTCACTGTCGGGGCCAATGGCAGCGGAAGGATTCTGGCTGACCACAGCCTGCAGGAACTGGTTACGAATCTGATCGAAGGTGGGGACTGTGTATGACATGGTGAAGCTCTATAGATGCAGGTTCAAACAACCTTTACAGGCAGATCAAAGCTGCTTTGAACGCCATGCGCGTCCACAATTTCAACGGTGATCGCCAGCTGCCCGGTAGCCACGTGAAAGGTGCGCACGTCCACAGACTGGGCGCGACCATCAGCAATGAGGGGCTGCAGGGCATCTGTGGCGTATTGCTGCGCCAGGCGCGCAACGCGCACCAGATCCTTCTCGCGGGATAGCTCATACAGCCTGGAGCCCACAGTTGCATCGCCAAACCAACTGCCAAGCGGTGTAGTCAAGCGCAGATAGGCAGCGTTCAGCAGACCGTTGGCGGGGTCGCGCTGCAGTGCGCCCACCATGATGGGGTCCGCGCTGTAGTCGCCGGTCTTGGGGTTGATGAGGGTGTCCATGCTGCTTGCTTACATAGCGGGAGCTGCAGGGCCCACTGTGCCGCCTTGTGGATCGGTATGGCCGTGGCCGTTGTAGGACCCACGCATTCCTGCCATCGACTTTGCACCGCCTTGGTCGGACACGTTGCCTGTTGCAGTAATGTCATGAGCGCAGGTGATGTTGCCGCCGACAGATAGGTCTCCACTGGTGGCAACCAGAGGAGAAGTAATGTCAACTTTCGTTGTTGCCACCAACTCCGCGACGCCACCCTTTTTAAACCAGAGGTGGTCACCCCATTGGTTGTACAAAGCCGCTTCGCCCTGGTTATTAAGCTGCAGGCGGTAGGCACCATGTTCGGAGGCGATGATCACCGATGCGCTGGTACGGCCACCCAATGGAAGTACGATGATCTGTGAGCCAGCCGGTGGTGCAGACGTAAAGCCAAACTGCTGCATCAGCTCTACGTCTTGCAGGCTCTCATCAGCCAGTCCCTCAGCGTTGACACGCTGGATACGCTGCGCAATGGAAATGCCCTGCAAGACTGCACGCATCGCGCCGCGCACGCTAGCCAGGCCGCGTTTAATTTCACGGCGGATCTGCTCGATCATTGCGAGGCTCCCAAAGGAAGGTCGACGATCTGACCAGGTAGGGAGTTCTTGCCACGGCGGTGTTTGCGTTTGCTGGGATGCGCATCAAGAAGCCAAACACCATCTTCCTTCAGCGTCAATATGGTCCGTTGCCCTTGGTGCTTGTCGCCCGTAAAGCGGCGTCCCATCAGAAAGTAGACTCCATCCACGTTGTGAAGTTCGCTCTTTACTGCAACCCTCTGGCCTGGAGACCACAGTACACCGTCGTCTGTGCGGTGGCCGCGCACCGTTGCAGTTATGGTGTAACTCTTGATTCGAGAATCGCTGATGATCTTGCGACCACGTGCGCGAGCGATGGATTCATTGATGGCCTCATGATCCACAACTACCTTGGGTCGGTAAGCCTGCACGCCAGTATCTTTTTCAACACCCTTGATGTTGTTACGCCCATCGCGCTCGCTTGCACCTATGCCATTGGCATGGCTTTGCCCATAAACTGTCACCTGGCTATAGCGTTCAACCATTGACCGCTTTTCAGAAAGCCTTAAAACGTTATTTCCTTTACCGTCCTCACGCATGACCAACGTAGCGATGGGAGGCATGTCGTAGCGCGGACCACCAACCACCAAAGTGCCATCCGGTTCAAACCAAGGCCATAGACCATTGGCTTCAGCGGCGCGACGCAAACTGTCCCACGCACTGTCACCAGGCTCAATATTTACCTTCTCTCGCAGTAGCTTCGTTTCTGCGTCAATTCGGATGCGGCTTGCAGGGAATTTCAACGGAGCAAGAATGGAGGTAATCACCTGATCCAGCGTAATCTGGCGCATGGAAAGTACCGGACTTGAACAGTCGAGCAGCAATCCCGCGCCATCACGCCCTGTTAAAAGTAGCTCATGCTTTCCCTTTTCTCCAGACAGATCCCGTTCATCCAGGATGCCCATCAATATAGTGTCATGGTTCATACGAACCTGAATCTTGGCACCTTCGACGACTGTGGGTGGCAATTTGATGGAAGGCTGCGCCAGGCGCACGTGCCAAGCGTCAGCAGGTGTCATCATGTCGCTGTCAATCTCATAGTATGTCCACCCTCTGTGGGCAACATCTCCAATGAGAACCTCAACATCGTCAGATGGAGTAGACATGCAGTGCATCTCCACGCTGAAGCAACACGTTGCGTCCCAGGCTGTTGAGCCGAGAGATCTCATCGGCACGTGTAGCATCGCCATACATCTGGTGTGCCACTAGGCGAACAGGGCCACTGATAGGGCAAGGCTTGCTTACTACAGGCGGGCGTTGATTGATAACGGCTTGTGCTGCCTCCTGCACCGCTGACGCCACTTCGCGCAAAGCCTCGGCCACCTGACCACGCCCTTCGGCATCCATTGCACCGCGCGTACCATCTATAGCAGTCTGAAGACCTGCGCGTGTGACATTGGTGACAGCCTCAATGTCTGAGCGATCCATCAAAGGCGTATCCATCTCGGCAGCGAACAAGATGGTCAATGCATCGGCCACCGCACATGCAGCATGAACTTGAGCATGCGCCTGGACGATCGCAACGTCTGCCAGCATCGTGGCATCAGGGGCTAGCGCGTTGGGGACAATGGCAATCTTTGATGGAGCGATTGTTTGCGAAACTGTGTTGAAGTCACTCAGGCCGCTGCCGCTGACCAGGCTGTTGCCACTGGAGGGATCAAAGAGTATGTTGCGGCCACCAAACGGAAGTCCCTGCAAGGCGCGGTCCACCACAGAAAACAGATCTGCGACGTATGACAGTGGATACAGAACCGGATCCAGATCGCTCAACACGACCCGCAGGGCGCTGGTATCCAGCAAATTGCTCAAAGCGTTTTTGGCCTGGCCGAAAGCATCCTTCAAGACAGATATGCGCAGCAGAGCGCCTGACTGTGCATCTTCAATCCTTCTGATCAGGGAATTGTCAGCAATGGATCTGGCCGCATTGCTCTTGTCGCTGAGCGCGAGGAATGGCCTGGCGGGAATGTTACTACCTGGATGATTGACCTGGCGCACCACAATGCCGCCAAAAGACAGTGCGCGCTTGGTCTTCGCACGGATGACATGGGGGCGCGTCTTACCACCAAAATTCTGGATGGCGGCATACACCTTGTTGGTTCCCACCACCGAGTGGGTCGCATCAAAGCTCTGCTGAATGGATGCGGCAAGTCCGCCCGATCGCTGCAGGATCTTGCCAGGCCATGTGCCTTGCTTGGCCCTGGCCGCTTTGGTGCCAGGATGCAGATCCTGCCACCGTGGTCTGCCTTGCTGCTCGAGGTTGTCCTCAACTGCTCCAAACATAATGCCCGCGATGGACCGCATCAGCGGGCGTGTGTCTGCCATCTGATCCGCTGCGCGGCGTGCGGCCTTCAAAAACGGCTGGTATTCAATTTTTGCTTCTATCAT